CTATCTTTTATTTATTGTAAAGATACAACCTTCTCCTGGCAATAGCCAATCATCAACTTCTATTTTACACATTTTATTATAGTTTTTAGATATTATACTTTTGTTATCTAACGCAAATCCATAGCCCTCTATACGATAGTCATCGTTATCCCATGCAATTTCTGCAGAATAATGTTTTGTTGGAATTGATACTCTATGCGCATATTCTTCATCTTTTATATCTACTACACTATTACTTTGATACTTAATTGAATTTAATCCTTGTTTTAAATCAAATTCATAAGTTATAGAATATCTTTTTACTTCTCCATCTTCATAATCCTCATCAGGCTTATCGCAGGTATATGTTTGCTTTTCACCATTAAACTCCAACTCATTAACTATATAACTATCCTCTACAGTATCACTCTTCTTTATATATATAGCGAATGGCAATATGAATTTTTTCGCATGCTTTGAATATATAATTAATTCATGATACATATTCTTCACTATTTTACTTTCTTGTATACTACAATCAATATGTAAAGAATATTTTTCTAAATATTCTTTATCCATCAACGGCAATATTTTATCGTGTATTCTTGTATACAAACTATCTTCAGGGATATTTTCGCTTTTGAAATACAATGATGACTGTAACTTTTTTATTAATGCTCGTTTTTCATCATTTGAAATAGTATTCAAATAATCTTTTGTTATCATTACATCTTTGATTTTTTCTTGAGTGTATTCAATGTAGCTAAAAAAATCTAATACGAGTGATCCTACACCTAAACCAAGTATTATACTTACAACACTATTTATTGCTGTACTAATACATTCTACTACATTTTCAACTGTTCCTCCTCTTCTTCGCCCTTCAATTCCTACAAAAAAATTTATTATTAATAATAGTATACCAATAATTGTCGCACTAATTGCACGTCCATGTATATTTTTTTTGTGTCCTTTTTCTAAAATACTCTCTTTTTCATATTCATTCTTTAAACTGTTCTCTTTTTTTTTATTCTTTCCTTTAAACTCTATTTTTTTCCACATTTATATATCCTCCTCTTCGTTTATATTGTATCATAAAACCATACCCCATTTAATTCACATTATACACAAATTTAATCATTAAAATATGTTTATTTCCACAAAAAAGACAGAAAATGCGAATTTTCTGTCTTTTTTCCATCTATTCAACTTTTTCTGTAAACAGCTTTTCAAACTTTTCGTTTGCTTTCTTTCTTGCGGCTTGCTTTATGCCACTTGAAGAATATTTTTCACCGTAATTTCTATAAGCTCCATTATTTTTTGTCAAAAAATAAGGGTGGCATTACACCACCCTCAAAGCTACTTATTATACATACCACATCTGTACTCTCTACAAATTGCCCTTAAGTCTTTATATGACAGTCCCAATCTACCCTGTTCATCCCCTTGGATCGCACCACAGTCCATAGCCGCCTGTACTGCCGGTCTTGCCCAATCGGGCATATTGTCATCAACATAATTATAAATCATAGTCGTTTGGACTACGTTTACCAACTGTTGATTTACATTACGCAAATCATTTATTTCTGCCGCCTGTTTCGTGATTAATGATTTTAATTCATTGTACTGCTCCATTGTCAGTCCCTCCTCATTTCTTAAAATCGATTTTACTTTTTCCTTAAACGCAATCCAGCCTTCACTGTTATTAGTTGCCCACTGTGCCGGACACTGTTTGTCCCATACGTCATAATGACGTAAAACAAACGTATCAACTGTATCTGCCGTAATGCCTATGTATTTACACAATTCAGCGCACAAATATGCGGTATTGTTGATTGTTTTTTCTGACACAATAGAATTACCGCTACAACACATTTCAATGGATATGCTGTTTTTATTTCGGCAGTCGGCGTGTTTATACACCGATGTACCGCCGACCGCCCACGCCGCATTATTTAACGCAACTGATTGATAACACTCGGCTTCGTCCATAAAATAATTAGCAGACGATTTTCTTGCTCCATTGTGAAAAAATGTTGCATTATTTTTGGCTGTGTCCTTTTTATTTCCTGTATAATGAATTACAATGAATTTCACCAAACGACTACTGTATGTGTAATAGTTTGCCGATGATGACTGTATTGACGTATCAATGTCAATACCATTGAACTGTTTGATTGGAAATCCATCATTTATTGTTCGCATATGTATCCCCACAATTCTTTTCTTGAATTTCAGGAAGACCTGCAATAGATGTTAGCAGAGAAAGTATTCCTGCAAGTGCAGATGCACTACCTACCAATACCCAATTTACGTCTCCCATAGCAATAGCAGTACCAATAGTGGCAACTGCTGTTTGTGCTACTGTTTTTATTGCACGAATACCCGCGCATTTTAGCCATTCTTTCATTTTAATGTACCTCCTAAAATACTAAAATACTAAAATCCTAACATTTTAACAAAATAACCTATCAAACCGCCCACTATTGCCGTAATAATGGCGGTAACGACTGTTTCGTATCGCTTTGTAGGACGTTTTTCTATTTCGTCTACCCGTGATGTAATATCGTTTACGTCCTCTCTCATTGCTTTAGTTTCAGTAGCAATTATATGAACACTTTCTGTCAGTTTTTCGATACCGTCAATTCTGTGGTGTGCCGACTTGGTGGACTGCTCTACGGCAGTCAGACGCTCCCATACTTCTTTTTCATTTTCTGCCTCCATATCAGCCCTCCATAATTTCTTTTTTCTCGTTCTCTGTGATATATCCCGCTTTGACGAATATATCTAAATGTTTTTCTTTGTAAATGCCCATTTGATAGTATTTTTTTATCAATGTTTTATTCACCGCCAACACCTGCCTTTAGCTCTGCGATTTGCAACATCAGCATTGCGTTGATTTCGTCCTGTGACATTGTTTCGTCACCGTTCATAACAGACTGAACGTGCTGTTTTAATTCTGTCATACTGTTGTATGTTTTCGCCTGTATCTGTTCCAACTGTTCCGCTGTAGGTTGTTCAAATGTGATGTCTGTATGCTTAATTTTTGCAATTTCTGTGTCCATATCGAAATCACCGTCAGTTTCGGCGAATTTATCATTGACAACACTGCGTTTTATACGCAATGTATCTCTGTCGGTATGTATTCCGTACACCGTGCCGTCAATTTCGACACCGTGTTCATAAAATTGTGCTGTTCCGTTTTTCATATAAAATTTGTACATAATATCACCACCCTGTCACATTTCCGTCAACAACGCACGTATCGCCGAACGTTCCGATTGATGTTGCGTTTGTCACGTTATTTTTGACTACTGTTTTACCGTCGCTGTATATAATTGAAAAATCTGCATTTGCCGTTACAGACGCCGTTGTCCTAAATATATTATCTGCTATCAGCGTCTGACTGCTGGCTGATATTAGATTACACTGTCCCGACGTAGGGCCTGCGGAAATGTGCATATAATTTCCGCATATAACGGCATAATTTCCGCATTCGATAAAATCGATATATTCGGAATTAATTTTTATAACAGGCATTCTGTTTCCGCTGATTAATGTAATCCCCTTGGTGTATATAAACGGTGTTTTTGTGTTCTGTGTAATTGCTGCAAATTCATTGTCCGAAATTTCGCCATTTATATCGATACTGCAATCAGTAAACGTTTTAAATATATTGCCTACTATTTTTTTGCCTATATCAATACTGCAATTTGTAAAACCGGACATATAATTGTTTACAAATATAACGGTTGACGCCTGTAGCATATATCCTAACGATTGTTCTTTTTGCGTGAAATTCAAAAATTTGTTACCCATAACAAACGAATTGCCTGCGATTTTTATTTCGTATGTCAAATTATTTGCCGGTGCACCTGCGAACGTATCTATGACGTTGTTCAAAAACAGAACGTTGCTCATTTCAAACGTTGATACACCGAATTGATGTGTACTGAATATATCGTAGAATGTACAGGATATTATCTGTGAACTACTTTGCGCTGATAATACTGTCGGATTAACCGTGTCCGCCGTTACAGTGTCCGTGTCCTCTGTAAATTTTACATTTTGCATTTTAGCGCCATCCGGCAAATGGAAAATATACTGTTTTTCAGCAGGATTTGTGTTTTTGAACATAATTGTATCGCACATCGAACCGTCTAACGACATACCGCCCTTCAACGGAATTGCCACACCGTTATTAGTTCCCGTCATTCCGTAACCCGACTTCATATTTGCATTTGTGATAACGCACAATTCACCTACAGGATATATAATACTTTTATACGGCGCGCTATCTATCGCCGCCTGTAATTTTAATTCGTCGTGGTCGCCGTCACACACGACAAATATTTGGTTTCTTGAAATGTCTGTAACTGTTTTATCAATTTCGGTGATTTTTGTTGTATTGGCAGTAATTTTTGATGTATTCGCGTTAATATCATCACGCAATACCGCCACACATTCATCATCATAACAAACGGCGGATTGTATTAATGTTTCCTGTTCACACACATTGCCCGTCGGGTCACCGTTTGTATAAAAGTTATCCGATACAATTCGGAATGAAATTGATTTAATTTCTTTTTTTACAGGGATTTCAATTTTAAATTTTGTTGTTTTATACGTTTCTGATGTGCCGTTTATCGTGATTGTTTTATCACCTGTATCGGTTGCTGTGTAATATGACTGTCCGAATGTTTCTGTTGTTGTATCAGTGTATGTAATCAATACGTCTGTTTCACCTATATTCAAACCGCCACTGTCGCAACCGTCCCCAGCTATATGACGTGACGCCACATTGAATGTCAATTCTAATGTGGTTTCCGTTTTCGGTTTACGGCGAAAATTATCAACAACAAAATTGTGATACAAATACACTCCGTTTTCAAACAAATCCGAATATGACAAATATTGTACACCGCTGTCGTCAGTGACTAATGTGTTGTCACTGTTGACGTATTTAGATAAATCATAAAACAGGTTATCCGTTGTCAGTTCTGTATTTATATCTGATATTTTTGCTTTCAACTCGTTGTCCGCCGCCTGTCGGTCTGAAATTTCAGTAATGATTTTTTCAGTCAGTGAATATTCTACGTCCTCTCTGTCTGAAATTTCAGTTGTCAGTTTTGTTGCAATTTCATTGACCGCCTCTAAAAACGAATTTTTATTATTGGTTTTTAGTCCGTTCAAATTGTTGATACCTGTAAACGTTTGCGCCCTGTTGTACATTGTTGTTACTGTTGCGGTGTTATATCCTACCGTCATTAATGCGATAGTTCCCTCTTCCGGTGACGTTTCAACATCTTCAACCGTCATTGTCAGCGTACCTGTTTCGGGTGAATAATATATACAAATATATTTGTCGCCGTCCTCACCTTTTCCGCAACTGAACATTGCGGATAAATCCGCCGCCTGTATTGAATAACCGTCTAACAGGATTTTTGATTTAACCGTGTTACCCGCTACTGTAACCGTGCCTGTACTGTGTCCTGCGTCGATACTGACAGCCATATCCGCCGCAGTCAATGAATATGTAACAGTATGCTTTGTTGTTTCATCAGTGCCGTACAACTCTGTTTTGTCAGCCTTTTTGCTGTCCGCTGTCTGCCTTTCGGTGATTTCACTGTCAATATTTCGTTGCAGTTCATTATCCGCCGCCTGTCGTATTGTCACTTCGTTGTTTATGCGACTGCTTAACGAACTATCCGCACTTTCCCTCGCTTTGGTTTCGGCGGTGATTTTGTCTGCCAACCCTACATCAGCGTTGGTGCGTTGCGTGATTTCTGTGTCCAATTTGTCGGACAGTGTGTTGTGGTCTGTTTCAATGGTCTTGAAATTTTCTTTCACTATCGGCCACCAATCCTTTAACAGCGTTTTTCCGCTAAAATTAAATTTTAATTTCATTTTATCCGTCCTTTCTAAATCATAATTGATTGGGATTTTGGTATTAAAAAAACACGCCGTAAGCGTGCTATGGTGGTATTCGTCTGTACATTGTGTCACCTCATTTTGGGTACGAAAAAAGCACGCCGTAAGACGTGCTTAATTTCAATATTATAATGTTAAAGTTTTTTCCCAGTCCTTTGGAAAACCATAATCTTCAGGACTTACAACATCTTTATATTCTTCAAAGATTTGAGCAATATTAGAAATTATGTAATTATTCCATTCATCTTTACTTGGCATTAAAAAACGCATTACATTTATAATGTCATATATGCAGTGAGATATATTATTCATACTATGTTTTTTACTCTTTTTAGGTGTCTTCTGTACCTTAAATCTATATAACCTCATATAGTGTGCGCATACATTTCGTAAATAAGATATACATTCAATCCAGCTCTCCAAATAAACGGAACCTATATTAAATTTTGATGCAATCTTCTTTTTTAGAGGTGTCTTTAAATTTTTATAACAATTCCACACCATTCCTAAGGTAAAAATTTCAATAGCTACCCAAATAGGAAATCTTCTGTCATATTTCTTTATGTGATGTTTTACGAATGGTATTTTACTATTTCTATTTATTGCTTGTCCAAATTTTTGTAGTAGTTTTTGGTGTTCTTCTTCATCCACGAAAATATCTTTGTTTAAGTAAGATGTTGCACAGGTATTCATCGCTATTACATAAGCGATTTTCGTCTTTAAATTATGTTCAATACTCTCTATCGCGTATAATATAGTAGACCTAATACGTCTATCGCATAGATATATTCTATACGCTTGATTAAAAGAAATGTTTTCGTAATTGTCATCTGCATTTTTATATGTATGTAAATAACCAGTAAAATTATAATAATTTACCGATAAAAGTACATTTTGAGCGAATTCAACATCTTCAATAACTAACTTTCTACCACCTAAAATTTTTATTTGTTCTTCTATTGTAGTCGGTCTTTTTATTTCCATACAATACTCCTAAAATAAAAAAGCAGCCTCAACATGGTACGCATTCGCATTGCGAAGAGGCGTGTTGAGGCCTATCTCATGCGTTATATTATATTCTATCTGCTTAAAAAAAGCAATAGTTTTTTAGAATTTTTTTCTTTTTATTTTTATATTACCATATTAATGCTGTATTGTCAAACAAATATTGACAAAATGCACAAATTATTATATATTAAAAACAAAAAGGAGGCTACAAGCTATGAAAAAATTTATATTAGGTTTTATAACAGGCGGTATAATCTGTGCGACCGCGACAGGTTTCGCCGTAGAATATGCCGTAACGGCTAACCCGTTCCCTGTTGCCGTAAACGGTACAGAAACGGCGATAGAGGGTTACAACATCAACGATAATACATATTTCAAATTACGTGACGTTGCCGACGCTGTCGGCGGTTTTAATGTCGGTTTCAGTGATAACACTATTACGGTTAATACTATTTCTGTTTGCCCCGAACCGACAGACGTGCCGACAATTAGCGCGGCTGAACCATTGCCGGAATTAGCACCTCATGAGGTTGACGGAGTTAATTATATATTTATCTCAAGTATCGAAGAAATGCTTGATGATATTGGATTAGGTTCTTATACATTTGCCGGAACTGATTTTTACAATAGGAAAGATTATACAGATGTACTTACTGATGTACCTATCATAAACGGAACGTACATTCCTTATGATTACTATATAAAATCCGTCGTTCCAGCAATAAATAAATTAAGACAATAGGTGTCCAAAACGGCACCTATTATTTTTATGCTTTTTCCAACGCTGAAATTCTATCTGCTAAACCCTTGATGTCACTCTGCAACTTTTGAATATCATCTTTACTTGCCGCTTCGGTATTTCCAAGCAAAACCTTACCTGTCCCCAATATCGGAATAAAGCGCAAGCAACCGTCCTCTGTCACTGATATTTCAAATATAACCTCGCCGTCTTTATTTTTAAAACGTATTGCAGGCTGTTGTATATTTCCCACAAGCTCCGTTGTCTGTAAATACAGACAGCTTCCGATAGTTGCGTCCTTTTTAGTGTCAACGCTTCCGCTGAATACCGCCTCGCCGTTTTCATTGAGGTACACGGCTTGATTGTTCTTTTTGTCGTAAATAATAAAAACAAACTCACCTTTATAATTTCCGAGCCGTATACGGATATTAGCGCCGTCGCTTATCGTCAGCAAATCACCCACTATTTTAAGCAGGTTATTATCCGACTGCACTTCGTTTCGATCTGTGTTCACCGTTCCTTGCACTTTGCGAATGTTTACGCTGTTATTTGCGGTCTGCCACTTTGCAAATTTCTTTGTTTTTTCTGACGTTTGCCATAGTTCGATAAAAAAATCACGTCTGATATGCCCGATTGATATATTAGATTCTTTCGGCTCTAACGGATACGCTTGGTATTCTGTTACTCGTTGCACATACTCCGTCCCATCAAGGTCAAAGACGTGGACCGTGTCGCCTATTTCCAACTTTTCCGCCGCACCGTATTCGGCTAATTTGGATAGGTCAATCAATTTACCGCTGATTGTCAACTGTGGTACGTCAATTCTATCCTCGTTATCCTCATCAAATTCCCACTTTGCGTTACGGTACAGTTTGGCCGCTGATGTATAATCGCTATAGTCCTTGTACCCCTCTTGCACACCGTATTTTTCAATGTTTGGACTGTCTATATATGCTTTGCCGCCGTTTACACTGCTGACCGTTAAATCATCACTTCCGAACGCCCATAAACGAGTTATCATATCGCTTACATTGCGTTCTATTGATATGCTTTGCATATTCTTTTCTAAACGCAGTCTGACGCCGTTATCTGTGCCGATACGTTCAACAATGGCAATGTTACATACAATGTTGTTATTACTGTCAATAGTTGTTTCGTGGAATATCTCGCCACGCCCCAAATTTTCTATTATCGTTTTTATAACATCCCACAAATTCGTTTTGTCGGTAGAGAAAAAATCAATCAGCAGTTCATCATCTGCAACCCACTTCATTCCTTTGGCGGTCAGCTCTGCATCTGTCATAATGTGAAAAATGCACCTTTCCCCGACCGTCTTTTTAAAATCTGATATAATATCAATCGCTTGTTTTAGAACATATCTTGAACTTTTACCGATATGGTCGCCGATTGTCGGTATAAACGCTTTCTGCGCCTCATACACAAAATGCGGTGTACCGTAAACGTGCAGTGAATCCGCACCGTTCATATTTCGTGTTGTTCGGCTGATTTCGTATATATGACCGTTTACACTAACCAACATATTTTGACTGATTAGACGTGCCTTTTCGTCGTATGGATAGTCAAATTCAATACTTCCCGTATCGTTCAATATCCTTGTTTCTTTGACGTTATATGCGTTGTTCAGTACCTCACCTGTTTCAAAACTGTCTGTATATCTGTCGTGCAATCGCATAAATGTTATTTGTCCCATTTGTATATATCCTCCGTTTCTGTATTCCACACATACTGTGGATAAAATGAAAATTCGACCGTTGCCGTCGTGGATAAATTTATTGTATTCGCCCCTGTTTCCAGTTCAAAAAAACTACCTTTGATTTTTTTCATAATACTGTTGCCGTTTACATCTGTTACCGACTGTTTGTCGCAATCAATAACGCAGTTTTCCGACACCGTAATACTGATACCGTTACAGGTTATCGTTGTAGGTTTTGTGACGTTTGTAACACGCAAAACAGGTCTGACAGGGCGGTCACCTGTGTTATGTATTGTACTGTCGCCTGCCGTTGTAATCGTGTAATATTCATTCGGTCCGATTGGTATTTCATCATCTAATTTGATGTTTTGGCTATCCAATATCGGACCGTCAAAAATATCAAATACCAACGCCGCCCACGTCTGCACTTTGAACGACACCGAAATAACGGCTTTGTGTCCGCCGTTTTCGGGGTT